AGGTGGAAAAGATGTGCAGCCGTTTCCAGAGACAGCCGCCCCTGACTGCCCGGTGAAATCCGCAAACATCCGTTCGCTTTGGCTCTCCGCAGCCGCAGCCCTGAACAAAACGCCGGAATTTGCCGTGGAAAATTCCGGAAATCAGGGCGCAAGCCGCTCTGACTTCGCCAGCAGCCCGCAAAACCAACAGCAAAATAAGGGGTGGAATGTGGATTGGCCTTCAATTCCACCTTCCGCCTCGTTTCCGCCCATCAACCTCTGCTTCGATTCTCCCAGCCCGACCTAACAGGGCTTGAAACATAGGAGATCAGGAATGTCGGAGACGATGACGCTCGACCACGAGACTGCGCCGCTCAATCTGCTTGCGGACTGGATTACCCGGGATCTGCTGGCCCAAGAGTTGATGATCACGACGGATACCCTGTCGCGCTGGGAAGCGCGGCGCGAGGGACCGCCCTGCATGCGGGTCGGCCGGAAAGTTTTCTATCGCAGGTCCAGCGTAGAACAATGGCTGCTGAGCCGAGAGCAAAGTCAGCCTGTACGCCAGCGGAAGGGACGTCGATGAGCATCCCCCTTCCCTTCCGCAAGCCCAGCGCCCGAGACCGTGTCCGCCAGGAGTGGATTGAAGAGCGCCGCCGCGAGGCGCGCATGGTGGTCGCCGATATGGTGCACCATTCTGACTACCTGTTGCGCCTCGCCTGCAATGTATTGGTCCAGCATGGCGAAACACCCGAGGAGCGCGAGGACGCACGTATCCTGCTTGTCGTCCTCGACGCCAAAACGCCGGGGCGGCTGCCCGCGCCAGATCGGGAGGGCCGCTCATGAAACGACGCGGCACACCCGAAGCAGATCTGCAGCGCGCTGTCGTGACCACGCTGCGTTTTGCCCTCCCCAAGGGCGCCATCATCCATCACTGCGCCAACGAGGTAACCGAAGCCGGCCCGCGGGGCGCCAAACGGCAAGCGATCCTCGTTGGCATGGGTGTCCACCCCGGATTTGCCGACCTGGTCATCCTATGTGACGGTCGCGTGCTGTTCCTCGAGCTAAAATCCCTCAAGGGGCGCCTGAGCCCTGCGCAGGAGGAATTCCGCAACGCGGTGCTGGCCCAAGGCTTTGGCTGGACACTGGTGCGCTCGCTTGATGATGCGCTGGGCGCCTTGGCAGACCACGGGTTCACGACGCGTGTTGCCTCCCCAACCGGGAGGGGCGCGCCATGAGCCATGCCGCCACCAATTGGGCCATCCAGCAGCGCGGGCTGAAGCCTGCGACCAAGATCGTGCTCTGGCATCTGTGCGATCGGTTCAATCCGGACTTCGGTTGTTTCCCGACACAAGAGCGGCTTGCCCATGATTGTGAGATCGGGCGCGCGACGTTGAACCGGCATCTCGATGAGCTGGAGGCCCGCCGGTTGATTAAGCGCGTGCGCATCGTCGACACCAAGACCGGCCAGCAACGGCCCACGCGGTATCTGCTCGGGTTCGAGTTCGACGATGGAGGTGATGCAGGTGCGTCACGACCATCCGGTGATGGGAAAGCCGCTCCGAGTGTGAGTGACACAGCGCCGCTCTGCCCCCCTGAGGACGCTTCATCCGCATCGCAAAACACCGCAAAAACGCCGTGTCTTAGTTTGGGACACGGGCCACACGCTGAAACCTCCTATGGCGACAAGGGTAAAACACCGTCAGGCCCTGCCACCCCGTGTCCCAAAACAGGACAGGGAGAAGAGAGGCGGCCCGTGTCTCATTTTGGGCAAAACTCGTGTCTCAAAAATGGCGATTCCCGTGTCTCAAAATGGGACACTAACCTTGTAAGGGAACCTTTAAGTAAACCAGTAAAGGAGGAGGACGCGCGAGCGCGCGAAACCGCTTTTGATGTTTTTTTTGGAAAGCTGCTCGCGGCGCTGGGCTTCGATCCTGACGGGACGCTTCCTGGCTGGTGGCAGGGCTGGCCACCGCGTGAGCATGTCCAGCGCTGGATTGATGATCTCAGGCTGAGCGAGACCGAAATCCTCGAGGCGGCTGAGGCGTCTCGGCAGGAGCATCCCGCGCCTCCCGACGGGCCCAAGGCGCTGGATCGGATCATGCAGCGCTGTGCCCAGCGCAAGGCGGATGTAAAATCCAGAGGTCGGCGCAAGGCGCAGAAGCCAGCGAAACCGAAACACCAACCGATCGCTGATATGCCCGCATTCTACGCCGATTGGGTGAACTCGGAGAAATACCTCCCCTCCAGTGCAATCAGCAACAGCATGCGCGACCGGATGCTCGCCCGCGGCCTGGTCACACCACAGCAACTTCGTGAGCGAGGCGTCCAATGAAACACGATCGCAATTTGCATAGCGCGTCACGGCAAGCTGGTCATGGACGCCCGAAGCGCATCATGACAGTGCAGCAGGCGCTGGAATGGGCCTTCCGTACCGAATGCGCACAGCTGGATCTGCCCGAACCGCCTGATCCGGAGCGTGGCCAGGGATTTGGCTTCGGTCTCGAATACGTGCTTATGCAACGCGCCGCGCTGGGCTGCAAGATCGATGGCGGTCGCTACAAGCTGGGCGATTACACCCACGAGGATGCCGAGGTCATTGCTGCGACTGTTTCTGGAATGCCAGATAGCTTAGGGGGCAAGCGCATGGCCATCCGGGTGGCAGAGCTTGCACGCGCTGGGCTCACACCGGACTGGATGCCGGGAGCCGTGCCGCGCTGTGTACCCGTGGAAATGAAGCGCAATCGGCATGGGGATCATGCAACGACTGTGGTGGTTGGGACCGAGAGGGTGCTATCGCGAGGGAAGTGGCGCACCGTGGAAGTCAGGGCATGCCCCGTTACTTACTCGCCCTATCCAGAGCAGATTGAGGGGGCGAGGCGGGCCTATACGGATTGGCGGCGAGCGCTGGCCTGGGTGCGGGATGGGTTGGCGGATGGGGGCATGCTACGGGAGGTAGAAATAATGACGACTATGCCGAGGGTGAAGCCATGGAATGCTCCGCAGACGACGAACTGAACAATCGAACCTACGTTCATTGTGAGCATACATCCAACAGACCACATACATTTAGAAAGAAAAGCAAGAACGATCCTTGCCCGTTCAATTAATACTCCCTAGTTTCAACCCATATTCCTCAGAGAGGACATTTTCGAAATGCCCAACGAAGACATTTTGACCGTCAAAGAGCTCGCTGAGTATCTCAAGATAGCTGAGAAAACGGCATATCGGTTTGCATCTGAGGGCAAGGTTCCCGGGTTCAAGGTGGGAAGCGCATGGCGGTTTCGGAAAAGCGAGATCGACCGCTGGATTGCCGAGCAGGAACAAAAACAAGAAGGGGAGCAAAAATGACAGGTCAGCAACAAGCTGAGGCTTTGCGCCGGGAAATCTGGCAAATCGCAAATAGAGTGCGAGGCGCGGTTGATGGCTGGGACTTCAAGCACTTTGTGCTGGGCGCGTTGTTCTACCGCTTCATCAGCGAGAACTTCACCAACTACATCGAAGGTGGTGACGATAGCATCAACTATGCAGGCATGGCCGACGCAGACATCCCCGATGAAGCAAAAGTCGATGCGATCAAGACTAAAGGGTACTTTATCTATCCCAGCCAGCTTTTTCAAAATGTGGCCAAAACCGCGAGCAAGAACGACAGCCTGAACACCGACTTGGCGGAAGTATTTTCGGCGATCGAAGCTTCAGCGAGTGGCTATCCATCCGAAGATGATATCATTGGCCTCTTTGCTGATTTCGACACCACCAGCAACCGCCTTGGCAACACGGTTAAGCAAAAGAACGGACGTTTGGCGGAAGTCCTCAAGGGCGTAGAAAGCGTGACGTTGAACTTCGACGAGAACGAAGGCGATTTGTTTGGTGACGCCTATGAGTTCCTGATCTCAAACTATGCCGCCAACGCGGGCAAATCAGGTGGCGAGTTCTTCACGCCAACTCATGTGTCCAAGCTGATCGCGAAGCTGGCTTTGCACAAGCAGGCTACCGTCAACAAGATCTATGATCCGGCGGCGGGGTCTGGGTCGCTGCTTCTGCAGGCTAAGGATGAGTTCGACAAACACATCATCGAAGACGGCTTCTTCGGGCAGGAGATCAACTACACCACCTACAACCTCGCCCGCATGAACATGTTCCTGCACAATATCAACTACGACAAGTTCAACATCCAGCACGGCAACACGTTGATGGAGCCGCACTTTGGCGATGACAAGCCTTTTGATGCCATCGTGTCAAACCCGCCTTATTCGGTGAACTGGAAGGGTTCGGACGATCCAACCCTGATCAATGATGAGCGTTTCGCCCCCGCAGGTGTACTGGCCCCGAAGTCGAAGGCGGATTTTGCCTTTGTCCTTCATGCGCTGCATTATCTGTCAGCCAAGGGGCGTGCCGCGATCGTTTGCTTCCCAGGTATCTTCTACCGTGGCGGGGCAGAGCAGAAGATCCGCAAGTATCTGGTCGACAACAACTTCGTTGAAACGGTGATTGCCCTCGCGCCGAACCTGTTTTTTGGCACGACCATCGCGGTGAACATTCTGGTGCTGGCCAAGAACAAGACGGACACAGCCGTTCAGTTCATCGATGCGACGGGGGAGGAGTTTTTCCGCAAAGGCACGAACAACAACTTCATGGAGGACCGGCACATTGCCGAGATCATGAAGATGTTCGACCGCAAGGAAAACGTGGCCCACGTGGCCGAAACGGTCCCCTATGACACGATTGTCGAGAAAGACTACAACCTGTCGGTCAGCGCCTATGTGGAGCCTAAGGATACTCGCGACGTCGTGGACATTACCAAGTTGAATGCCGATCTGGAAACCACTGTCGCCAAGATCGACCAACTACGCGCAGACATTGACGCCATCGTTGCGGAGATCGAGGCATGAGGTACCGGGGCTTTCTGGAAAAGCTGCTGAACGGGGCTTCGGTAGAATGGAAGCCGTTGCGCAGTGTAGCCGACATTCTTAATGGCTATGCATTCAAAAGCACAAAATACTCTGAGAGCGGTATCCGAGTGGTTCGAATTTCCGATGTGCAGAAAGGGCAAATGTCCCAAAAAGACCTGAAGTTCTACCCATCCGCCGCAAAATCCGAAATTGAACGCTATATGCTGTTCGCAGGTGACTTGGTGATGTCTTTGACTGGCAATTGCGGCAGGGTAGCAATGTTATCCGATGGCGATTTGCCTGCTGCTTTGAACCAGCGGGTAGCATGTTTGAGAGCTGACACAACAGTTGTGCTGACACGCTATCTTTTCCATTATTTTGACCAAGTTTCATTTGAGCAAGAGGCTATGGGCAGCGCAACTGGTGGCGGTCAGAAGAATATGAGCACCAATTGGCTGGGCCAATACCCCGTCCCCATCCCATGCCCAGAAGACCCAGAAAAATCGCTGGCGATGCAAGCGGAGATTGTGCGGATTCTGGATAGCTTCACCGAGCTGACAGCCGAGCTGACAGCCGAGCTTAAGGCCCGCAAGCAGCAATACAATCACTATCGCCACCAACTTCTGAGTTTCGATGAGGGTGACGTGGAATGGATGGCGTTGGGTGAGCTAACAAAGATCAAGACAGGGCAATCTGTAAATAAGAACCTGATTGCTGCCAATCCTGGCGAATACCCGGTGATCAACAGTGGTCGAGAACCGCTCGGTTTCATCAATGATTGGAACACTGAGGGCGACCCAATTGGCATTACAAGCCGGGGTGCTGGTGTCGGCTCAGTCACTTGGCGAGAAGGTAAATATTTTCGCGGCAACCTGAATTACGCAGTCACCATTTTGGACGCTGATGATTTAGACGTTCGCTACCTCTATCATCTGCTCGAACTACTGCAGCCCGAGATAAAGTCACTTTGTACATTTGACGGGATACCTGCACTGAACGCTGTTAACTTGAAAAAGCTCAGAATACCCGTGCCGTCAAAAGAAGTGCAAATACACAAGGCGGCGATCCTTGACAAGTTCGACACACTGACCACATCGCTCAGCGAGGGCCTGCCGCGTGAGATCAAGTTGCGTCAGCAGCAATACGAATACTACCGCGAACTGCTCTTGAGCTTCCCTAAGCCTGAGGAGGCCGCGTAAATGGGCCAGAGCCTCGAAGAGCTCGCAAAGCAGCTGCGGGATGCCAACAAAAAGGTGCAGTTAATCTATGCCTTCAATGGCACCGGCAAAACCCGCCTGTCCCGCGCCATGAAGGAGCTGATCGCCCCGAAACCCGAAGAGGGTGAGGAAGGCGCGCGCTCACGCAAAAAAATCCTGTACTACAACGCCTTCACTGAAGACCTGTTTTATTGGGACAATGACCTTGAGTCTGACACGATACAAAGGCTGAGGATCCAACCGAACAGCTTTACGAACTGGATTTTGGTGGACCAGGGGAAGGGAGTGGACATCGTCAACAACTTTCAGAAATACGCAACAGACAGGGTCACCCCAGCATTCAACGCGGTTTATCAGGTAACTGACAAAGACGGCAAAAAGATTGACGTGCCAGCAAACTCAGAAGTTACTTTCCGAGTTAATGCGACGAACCTTGTCACAGAAGGTGTAGAGCCGATTGTCGACGAGGACGGCAAGCCGATTGTCACCGAACAGTATGACGTTGTGAAAGTCTCCAAGGGCGAAGAGAGCAATTTCGTCTGGAGCATCTTCTTCACCTTGCTCGAAGAAGTGGTCTCGGTGCTGAACATTGCCGAGGTCGGTGATCGACCAACAAATCAGTTCAATGAGCTGCAGTACGTTTTTGTTGATGACCCAGTCAGCTCACTTGACGAAAACCACTTGATCGAATTGGCGGTGAACCTGGCGGACCTGATCAAGGCTGCCCCGCAGCAACTGCAATTCGTGATCACCACCCATAACCCTCTATTTTACAACGTTTTGCACAACGAACTTGACCTAAGAACGAAGGGTAAGAAAGAAGGGTGCTATCTGCTCGAGCGGATGGAAGATGGGACCTTCAATCTGAACGTCAAATACGGCGATGCGAACAAGAGTTTCTCCTATCATTTGCATTTGAAGAAGGTGTTGGAGGAGGCGATCGCTGGCAACGCTGTCGAACGATACCATTTTACGCTGCTTCGAAACCTCTATGAGAAAACAGCTGGATTTCTGGGCTATGACCGGTGGAGCGATTTGCTCGACACGGTGGAAGGCAGCAAAGATGCCTATGTGCGAGCAATCAACACTTTCACACATTCGGCGCTTTCGAATGCGCAGATCAGGGATCCTTCCCCTGCTGAAAAAAACACCGTGAAGCTCCTACTCGAAAATTTGGTGAATAATTACGCTTATTGGCAACAGGATCAAAAAAATGGGTGAGCAGACGAAAACCATCGCAGAAACGAAGAATTTCATCGTCCTGGACAAGTATAGCAAGAAGTGGGACGCAGCAGATCGCTACCAGAGCGAAGATGATCTGGAACGCGAATTGGTGCAGGATCTGGTCAATCAGGGCTATGAGTTCCTGCCTGCTCTCACGACCCCAGATGCCATGCTTGCCAATGTCCGGGTGCAGCTGGAACAGCTGAACAACGTCACGTTTTCAGATGATGAATGGAAGCGTTTTGTCGAGACCTACCTGGACAAGCCAAGCGACAACATCGTCGACAAAACCCGCAAAATCCACGACGACTACATCCACGATTTCGTCTTTGATGACGGGCGCATCCAGAACATTTACCTCTTCGACAAGAAGAACATGGCCCGAAATAAGCTGCAGGTTATCAAGCAGTTCGAGCAGGCCGGTACGCACGCCAATCGCTATGACGTGACGATCCTGGTCAACGGGTTGCCATTGGTGCAGATCGAGCTGAAGAAGCGCGGCGTGGCGATCCGGGAGGCCTTCAACCAGATTCACCGGTACAGCAAGGAAAGCTTCAACAGCGAGCATTCTTTGTTCAAGTTCCTGCAGCTCTTCGTGATTTCGAATGGCACCGACACCCGGTATTTCGCCAACACGACCAAGCGCAACAAGAACAGCTTTGACTTCACCATGAACTGGGCGAAGTCTGACAATAGCTTGATCAAGGATCTCAAGGACTTCACCGCGACCTTCCTTCAGAAGCGCACGCTGCTGAACGTTCTGTTACAGTATTCGGTTTTTGATACTAGCAACACTCTGTTGATCATGCGCCCATACCAGATTGCTGCGACTGAACGCATTTTGTGGAAGGTCAAAAGCTCATATGAATCCAAAAACTGGAGCAATCCAGAAAGCGGAGGTTTCATCTGGCACACCACAGGCTCCGGCAAAACGCTGACGAGCTTCAAGGCAGCACGGTTGGCAACCGAGCTGGACTTCATCGACAAAGTATTCTTCGTCGTCGATCGAAAAGACCTCGACTACCAGACCATGAAAGAATACCAGAAGTTTTCCCCTGATAGTGTTAATGGATCCGAAAGCACGGCTGGGTTGAAGGTCAACTTGGGCAAAGATGATAATAAAATTATCGTCACAACAATCCAAAAGCTGAACAACCTGATGAAGTCAGAGGGAGGTCTGCCGGTATATGACCAGCAGGTAGTGTTCATTTTCGATGAATGCCATCGCAGCCAGTTTGGCGAAGCACAGAAGAATCTGAAGAAAAAGTTCAAACAATTTTACCAATTTGGCTTCACCGGAACGCCGATCTTTCCTGAGAATGCGCTAGGTGCTGAAACGACAGCAGGAGTATTTGGACGCGAGCTGCACTCTTATGTGATCACCGATGCCATTCGCGACGAAAAGGTGCTAAAGTTTAAGGTCGACTACAATGATGTGCGTCCGAAATTCAAAGCCATCGAAAGTGAGCAAGACGACACAAAGCTCAGCGCAGCTGAAAACAAGCAAGCCCTCCTTCATCCAGAACGTATTCGGGAAATATCCCAGTATATTCTCACCAACTACCGTCAAAAAACTCACCGGATGCAAATGGGAAACGGTGGCTTCAATGCCATGTTCGCTGTCAGTAGCGTGGACGCAGCGAAGCTCTACTATGAAACCTTAAACGACCTACAGGCGGACAGTGAAAAGCAGCTTAAGATCGCCACCATCTTCTCATTTGCGGCCAACGAACAGCAAGATGCAATCGGCGACATCCAGGACGAAAGCTTCGATGTGTCCGCAATGAATAGTAGTGCCAAGGAGTTTTTGAGCGGCGCCGTCAAAGATTATAATTCTTTTTTCAAAACGAATTTCAGTGTCGATAGCAGAGGCTTTCAAAACTACTACCGCGATCTTGCCAACCGGGTTCGTTCTAAGGAAATCGACTTGCTTATTGTTGTCGGCATGTTCCTTACAGGTTTTGACGCGCCTACGCTCAACACCTTGTTTGTCGACAAAAATCTTCGCTTCCATGGCTTGATGCAAGCGTTCTCAAGGACCAATCGAATCTACGATGCGACCAAAACGTTCGGCAATATCGTAGCGTTTAGGGACCTTGAGCAAGCGACCGTTGATGCGATCACGCTGTTCGGTGACAAGAACACAAAGAACGTCGTGCTTGAAAAGAGCTACGACGAGTACATGAATGGCTTCGTTGATCAGGAAACCGGCGCGGCGCGACGCGGGTTCATTGATGTTGTGAAGGAGCTGACCGAGCGCTTTCCAAAGCCGGATGAGATTGTAAAAGAAGCAGATAAAAAAGAGTTCGCAAAGCTCTTTGGTGAGTATCTGAGAGTTGAGAATGTGCTCAGGAACTACGACGAGTTTTCTGCATTGAAAGCCTATCAGGGGCTCGATTTAACAAATCCCGCTGCCGTTGAGGAGTTCAAGCAAAAGCACTATTTGAGCGACGAGGATCTACACGACCTGGAAGCGGTAGAACTGCCTTCAGACCGAGCGGTTCAAGACTATAGATCGACATACAATGACATTCGCGATTGGCTGCGTCGGGAAAAGTCTTCGGCTGAGCAAGAACAGACCAATATCGAGTGGGATGATGTCGTTTTCGAAGTGGATCTTCTAAAATCGCAAGAGATTAACCTCGACTACATCCTCGAGCTCATCTTTGAGAAAAACAAAAAGGTAAAGAGCAAAGGGGATCTGATTGAGGATGCTCGCCGCGTCATTCGCGGCAGCCTTGGAAATCGTGCCAAAGAGAGCCTAATTGTGGACTTTATCAACCAGACTGATCTTGATCAGATTGATGATAAGGCAGGTGTGATCGATGCCTTTTTCTCTTTTGCTCGGGAGGAGCAACTCAAAGAGTTAGACGAGCTTATCAAGTCGGAAGATCTAAATTCCGATGCGGCAAGGCGCTATATTTCTGCTTCCATAAAACGCGAATTTGCAAGTGAAAACGGTGCTGACCTCAATGCCATACTCCCCAAGATGAGCCCACTAAATCCTCAGTTTCGGACCAAGAAGATGACCGTCTTCGAAAAAATTTCAGCGTTCGTAGACAAATTTAAGGGTGTGGGTGGGGAGCTATAATATTCCTCCCCCTCCCATGGTTCCTCCCCGGGCCTTTGCGTATACGGGGGGGCTTAGCGCGCAAGTTTTCTAGCGACTTGGATTTTCACCGGGGAATCCACCTAGAAGCCAGTTGCGCTGGCGTAGCCGAGATTTTGACTCATTTTCAACGACTTGCGCACTGACCGCCTACGGCAGGGTGGATTCCGACTGGAATCCAAGGAATCCACCCATCGGAATCCAGAGACCGCGGAAGCCACTCCCGGCAGCCACCTTCGTCAAGGCGACCCGAAGCCTTTGATTCAAAGTCACAAAATGGATTGACATTTCTAGCCCCCTTGACGTACCAAAGAACCATCGAAGATTTGCGCCCGGAGGATCCCCCTCGCGGGCGTTTTCATTTTCCCCCATCATCCCGAGCACCTCCCCATGGACCTCGTCTTCGCGCCGAGCCAGATCGAGAGTTGGCCTCTCGACCGGCTGCGCCCCTATGCCCGCAATGCCAAGATGCATGGCGACGACCAGGTCGCGAAGATCGCGGCCAGCATGGCCAAGTTCGGCTGGACGGTACCCTGCATGGTAGCCGACGATGGCGAGCTGATCGCAGGCCATGGCCGAGTGCTGGCTGCGACGATGCTGGGACTGACCGAGGTGCCGGTGATCCGGCTCGGCCATCTCGACGAGGCCGAACGCCGAGCCTATCGGATCGCCGACAACAAGCTGACCGAGCTTGGCGAATGGGACGAGGCGATGCTGCGTGATGAGATCGCAGGGCTATTGGCGGAAGACTTCGACCTCGATCTCCTGGGCTTTTCGGATGAGGATCTGGATGCCCTTCTGCAGGATCCAGAGGCGGTAAGCGACGATGGGGCCGTTGAGGGTGAGGATGATATCCCAGAGCCGCCGGTTAACCCTGTGTCGGTTGCAGGCGACCTTTGGCAACTTGGATCACATCGGCTGATCTGCGGCGACAGCACCTCGGCCGACGTGGTCGGGCGGCTGCTGGGTGATGTGCGGCCCCTCCTCATGGTCACTGACCCGCCCTATGGCGTGGAATACGATCCGTCCTGGCGCAACCAGGCGGGGGCCGCCAAGACGAAGCGCACCGGCAAGGTGCTGAACGACGACCGCGCAGATTGGCGCGAGGCCTGGTCCCTCTTCCCCGGCGATGTCGCCTATATCTGGCACGGTGCGCTGCATGCTGCGACCGTGGCCGACAGTCTGATCGCCGCGGGTTTCGCCATTCGCTCGCAGATCATCTGGGCCAAAGACCGGCTGGTGCTCAGCCGCGGAGATTATCACTGGCAGCATGAACCCTGCTGGTATGCCGTGCGCGTAAAAGGCAAAGGGCACTGGGCGGGCGATCGCAAGCAGACCACGCTCTGGCAGATCGCCAACCGCGATCAAGATGCCGACACCGTACATGGCACGCAGAAGCCGGTCGAATGCATGCGGCGGCCGATCTTGAACAACTCGAGTCCCGGCCAGGCGGTCTATGAACCCTTCATGGGATCGGGTACCACACTGATCGCGGCCGAGACGACCGGCCGCGTCTGCCTCGGAATCGAGTTGAACCCGACCTATGTCGATGTCGCCATCGAGCGCTGGCAATCTTTCACGGGCCAGGAGGCTGTTCTGGTGGATAGCGGCGAGACGTTCTCGGCGCTGAAATCCCAGAGGCTGGCGGCGTGATGCAGTCGCGCCGCCTCTCCTTGATCGAGGCCATCACCAATGTCCTGGTGGTATACGCGCTGGCGGTAGCCACGCAATTGGTGGTGTTTCCGTGGTTCGACTTGAACCCGAGCCTTGGCGAAAACCTGGCGCTGGGCTTGTTCTTTACCGCGATCTCGTTGATCCGCGGCTACGCGCTGCGCAGACTGTTCACACGGTTCGAGCGCAAATGAAAAAGGACCAGCCGAAGCTGGTCCTGAGTTGAGGCAGATTTGCAGCGAGCAGGTCCGCAAATCGAGAAGGTCAACAGGCGGTTAACCTGAGAAGCCTTGTCTGCCATAGAGTTTCGATTCGCAAGGACGGATCAACATATAGACAAGAATTGAAGGCAACCCCCCTCATATTGATCCGCGGATGTGATAAATCCGCCCGCGCTGCGCGTCTGAGCTCGTGGCGACATCGAAGCCGAGCTTCTTCTTCAACCCGCCCGAGATCATGCCTCTGGCGGAATGCGGCGCCCAACCCGTTGCCTCGACGATTTCGCCGATGGACGCCCCCTCGGGCCGCTGCAAGAGCGCGATGATCTGCGCCTGCTTGGTGCCGGCACGGATAGCCACCGGCTTCGACGTGTCGACATCGGGTGATATTTCGGCGGGCTCCCTTGCCGCCGAGGCCAGCTCCAGCTTCGACTTGCGCAGATTGCTCATGGTCGTCGCGACGACGGGCTCGATGCCGATCGCGGCAAGGCCAGCTTCGGTCGCGACCAGCGTGATACCGTGACCATCGCCGGTCTCGCGCCAGAGCGGATCGCCACGACGCAGATTGGCCTCGACCTCTTCGAGCCAGCCGCGTTCGATCATCTTGGCCACCGCCATCTTCGCGGCAGCACCGGCCAGCCCTTCAAGCAGCGGCATGGCGAGATTGTCGGGGCGCGTGGCCGCGCGGCTGAGAATGATGGACTGTGTATCGGTGAGTTTGGGCATCTTGGCCTCCTGTCGTGATGGGGATGTCGGGGATGGGTCAGTCGCTCTCGGCCATCGCGGCCTCGACGGCGAAGTGCTGCACCCAGCCCGTCATGTAAGGCAGCCCTGCGGGGATACCCTCGGAGCGTTCTGTAGCACGATCGATGCGCCAGCCCTGCCAGCGGCGGATCACGGAGTCGATGGCAGCCTCGAGCCCGATATTGCAGCCCGTTATGTTGTCGACGACATCATCGGCGACGTGGCGGCCCATGCGACTGTCGAGAAAGTCGCGAATGCCGATCATCTCGTCCTCGCTGCTGGCGCCTATGGCCTCGGCGATCAGGCGCGAGGCGAGGTTCCAGACCTCCGCGCTGCGACGGTCGCGCTCAGGGCAGACGGTCAGGGTGTGGAAGAAGCCGTAATCCTCGTTGCGACTGGGAAGGCAGGGATGCGTGGTCATGGTCGGAATCCTCGTGATGGGGGCTGGCGGAGCGCTGAGCCCCGCCGGTTGGGTTTCAAGCGGCGCTGCGAGCTTCGAGCGTCGCGATGTGGCTCCGCAGCGTTGCGGCCTCTTCGCGCGCAGCGTCGGCCCAGAAGGCGGCGCGGGCGTTGCAGGCGCGAGCAAGGCGCTCGGCATCCTCACGGGTGAAGCGGTTGACCTTATGTGCGCGCCCATGACCCGTGCAGGTGGCGAGATGCTTGCCGCCTTCAGGCGTCAGCGTGAAGGTCAGGGGTCCGAAGTCGTCAATGACGATCCAGCTGTGCGAGGCGATCATGGCGCAGGCGCTGGGCGCGAGGCGTGCTTCGATCTCTTCAGCGGCGGCGCGGAAGTTGGCGATCAGGGTGGAGGTGGTCATGGCGTGGGCCTTTCAGGTGAGTTGCATCGTTTTGGTGCAATCACAATCGCTCTGACGAGCCGATTAACGTAGCAAAATCAGAGCAATAACCTTGCTATATGATCACTCGGCAGAGGCCGTCGCATCGACCCACACCCCATCTTGCCAGACATAGAGATAAGATAGCTCGCAGGTCGGGCGCGGCAGGATGCGAGGCACTCGGGGCGGGTCGAAGCAGTCGAGTTCATCGGCGCGGACTTGCCGGATTTCGCGAGCGGCGAGGATGTCCTCGGGCGTCCACGCCGCCAACGCCGGCAGCATGTGCTCGGGGTAACCATCAAAGTGCGTATAGATGTGGGCCCATTTTTCGGGACCGATCTGGATGGCGATTTGTGCACGCGTGCTCATCCTGCCCTCCTTCAAATGAGTTGCAGGCTGGCCAGCAGGGCGCTGGCAGCGGCAAGCTGGGTGGTCGGAAGTTCGATCTTGATGTGGGAGATCACATCGGAGGCTTCGGCTGAGATGCCACCATCGCGCAGGGCAGCCTCGATGGCCTCTGCAACATCATCGGGCCGCGAGCGGTCAAACTGGTTGGGTAAGGTGTCGTGGTCGATGCGGAGGGTACTGATCGCGTTCATGGCAATGCTCACTTCTGCTGTTCAATCAGCGCGAGGAGGACCGCCGCCATGCCGCCCAGATATTCGCTGCGGCGGAACACGATCTCGTCGATGTGGCAGGCGTTGTCGATCGCGGGGTCAACCAGGAGATCGTCTGACATGTGCGGCATCAGGCGTTTGGCTTCGGCGTTGTAGCGGGTGGCAAGGGTCATCTGTGTTTCTCCAATCAGGCAATTTGCTTGATAAGAGAATCGCTCTTAGCCGAAGTGTAATCAACTCAAATAGACAGTTTTTTCTGTTTATTTTCAATATTTTGAGGTCAATCCAATCGCCATGGAAGGACTATCCGAACGCGCCTATGCCGAGCATGCTGGAATCTCCCGCGGGGCTGTTCAGAAGGCCCGAAAGACCGGTCGGCTGGTGCTTTTTGCAGACGGGTCTATCAACGCGGTGGCCTCGGATGCGCGGCGTGGGGCTGCCACCGATCCGGATCAACAGATGCGCTCACGTAGTGGGTTTGGTGCAGCTGGTGACGGTCCGGCAGTCTCCGGCCCCGGCGACAGCACGTCCTACATTAAGGCCCGGACGGCGCTAACCGTCTATCAGGCTCAGGAGCGTCAGCTCTCGATCCAAAAGAAAAAGGGCGTGTTGGTGGATCGCGCGCGGGCCGAGACTCTGGTGTTTCGTCTGGCCCGCCAAGAGCGGGATCTTTGGGTCACCTGGCCCACACGCGTGGCGGCGCTCATGGCCGCACACTTGTCCGCAGACATGGAGAAGGCATCCGGCAAGGCGGTGACGATCGAGACTGCAATCTTGCAGAGGGTGTTGGAAACCCATGTCCGAGAGCAGCTCGACGCCCTCGCAGACCTCAGGGTCTCGCTTGCATGATAGAGAAGGAAAAGATGACCACGATCTGACCACCGGCCTCGATCTCGGGTTTGACGGCGCCCAGGACGTCCTGCGTGCCTGGCGCCGGGGCATGCGGCCTGATGCAGACCTCACTGTGTCGGAATGGGCGGACAAGCATCGTTGGCTGTCGTCGCGGGCGGCAGCAGAACCCGGTCGGTATCGCACGGCTCGCGCGCCATATCTGCGCGCCATTATGGATGCGCTGTCGCCAAACCACCCAGCACAGCGGATCAGCTTCATGAAGGCCGCCCAAGTCGGGGCTACCGAGGCAGGGAACAACTGGATCGGTTTCGTGATCCATCACGCGCCGGGCCCGATGCTGGCGGTGCTGCCTACTGTGGAGATGGCCAAGCGAACATCGCGGGGCCGGATCGATCCGCTGATCGAGGACAGCCCGGCGCTGAAAGAACGCGTCCAGCCGGCGCGATCGCGTGATGCCGGCAACTCGATGCTTTCAAAGGAATTCCCAGGCGGCATTCTGGTGCTGACCGGGGCTAACAGCGCTACCGGCCTGCGCTCGATGCCGGCCCGATATGTGTTTCTCGATGAGGTCGATGCCTATCCGGCCTCAGCTGACGAAGAAGGCGATCCGGTCAGCCTGGCTGAAGCACGAACCACAACCTTTGCGCATAGGCGCAAGGTGTTCATGGTCTCGACCCCGACAATCCGAGGATTGTCACGTATTGAACGAGAGTTCGAGGCTAGTGACCAGCGACGGTACTTTGTGCCGTGTCCGCATTGTGGTCATATGCAATGGCTGCAATTCGAGCGGCTCCGCTGGGACAAGGGAAAGCCAGAAACGGCGGCCTATGCCTGCGAGGGATGTGACCGACCCATCGCCGAGCACCACAAGACGGACATGATGGCGCGAGGTGAATGGCGGGCGACGGCGACCAGTTCTGATCCAAACGCGATCGGCTTTCACCTCTCGGCGCTCTATTCGCCGATCGGCTGGAAAACTTGGGAGCAGATCGCGCGGGACTGGCTGGCGGCCCAAGGATCAGACGAGATGCTGCGTGCGGCGCGCAACACGCTTCTCGGCGAGACCTGGGTTGAAAGTGGCGATGCGCCGGAATGGCAGCGGCTTGCGGATCGGCGTGAGGCATATGCTGCGCAGATCCCCCTCGGCGGGCTGTTCCTGACCGCCGGTGCTGACGTCCAGAAGGACCGCATCGAGGTCGATGTCTGGGCTTGGGGCCGTGGGCTCGAAAGCTGGCTCGTCGATCACATCGTCATTCCAGGCGGTCCTGGTGATCCGGCCTGCTGGCAAGCACTGACAGAACTGCTCGGTCAAACCTGGGTGCATGAGAACGGCGCGGTAATGCCTCTCGCCAAGCTCGCGATCGACACTGGGTATGAAACCTCTGCCGTCTACGCCTGGGCGCGGGCCCAAGGCATTGCGCAGGTTGCACCTGTGAAAGGTTTGCAGGGGTTCAACCGCGCAACACCGGTATCGGGGCCAACCTTTGTCGATGCGACCGTCAATGGTCGGAAACTAAAGCGTGGGGCGCGGCTCTGGACCGTGGCCACGGCCACCTTCAAGGCCGAGACCTATCGCTACCTTCGACTTGAGCGGCCCTCGGACGAGGATCGCACACTGGGTGTGCCCAATCCGGCGGGCACGATCCACCTGCCCGATTGGGCAGACAGCGAATGGCTCAAGCAACTGGTGGCCGAACAGCTGGTCACCATCCGCGACCGACGCGGCTACGCCCGCCAAGAATGGCAAAAGATGCGCGAGAGGAACGAGGCGCTGGACACAAGGGTCTATGCGCGGGCGGCCGCGTGGATCCTCGGTGCCGACCGTTTCGACGAACGCATGTGGCGTCAGTTGGAGAAACAGGCCGGCGTGGAGACGGCTGTCCCAGCGCAGGGTGCCGAGCCCGATAAATCGACCGAACCGCAAGCAGGGCGGATCGCATCGCCCCGGCGGCGCGGCTGGAAGATCAGCACGCCAAAATACATGGAATGATGAATGACCCTCGACGAGCTAAAACTCCGCCACAGCGCGCTCTTGGCCGCGCGCTACAGCGGCACGCGGTCGGTCAGCTATGACGGCAAGACCGTAAACTACGGGACCGACGCCGAGCTTGCCGCGGCCATAGGCGATGTCGAACGGCGCATTGCGAAACTCGAACGCGGCGCTGGGCGTGTGCTACGCCCCTTTGCTGTGAAAGACCTCTGATGAACTGGCGGCAGCGCCTCGGCGCCTTCATCGGCGGGTTTGATGCTGGACAGCAACATCGGCGACTGCGCGGGTTCCAAGCGACCCGCGCGCATGTGAATGCGCTGATCGCCGCCTCGGGGCCTGACATCACCGCTCGCGCCCGCTGGCTCGTGCGCAACAACGGCTATGCCGCGAATGCAGTCGAAAGCTGGGCGGCGAATACCGTGGGCGACGGGATCAAGCCGATCTCAAAACTCGCCGATGCCGCGCGGAAGGAAGAGCTGCAGCGGCTTTGGCTCGCCTGGACCGATGAGGCCGATGCCGAGGGCTTGACGGATTTCTACGGGCTACAGCGCCGGGCGGCGCGCGAGGTGTTTCTGGCGGGTGAGGTCTTTGTTCGTATCCGGCCGCGGCGGGTGGAGGACGGCCTCACGGTTCCGCTCCAACTGCAAATGCTGCCCTCGGAAATGCTGCCGCTGCATGAAACAGGCGTGGCGCGGAATGGCAACGCGATCCGGCAGGGCATCGAGTTTGACCGAATTGGACGTCGCGTCGCCTATCACTTTTTCCGCCGCCACCCAGGCGACAGCACTGATCCAGGTCTCTCCGGTGAGATTGTTCGAGTGCCTGCCTCGGAGGTGATCCACGTCATCGACCCAGTCGAGGGTGGTCAGCTGCGCGGCGTGTCGAAACTGGCCCCGGCGATCGTGAAGTTGTTCCTTTTGGATCAATACGACGACGCGGAGTTGGACCGGAAAAAGGTCGCCGCGATGTACGCGATGTTCGTGACCTCGCCCGCCCCGGAGAACCCGCTCGCCCCCTTGGACGACGAGGAGATGCCAGCAGGCGTCGAGATCAGCCCAGGCCAGATCGTGCGGCTGGATCCGGGTGAAGATGTGACGGTTGGCCAGCCCGCGGACAGCGGGGCGACCTATGAGCCGTTCCAGTACCGGACGCTGCTGCAGATCTCAGCAGCACTTGGCATCCCTTACCCCTATCTCGCCAATGATATGGTGAAGGGTAACTTCTCGAACTCGCGCCTGGCGCTGATCGAATTCCGCCGGCGCGTCTCTGCCTGGCAGCATTCGGTGATGGTCTATCAGCTTTGTCGGCCCGTCTATGCACGCTGGCTGGATTTGGCCGTTCTGTCGGGCACGCTGTCCCTGCCCGGCTATGAGGCCGACCGCCCACGAATGCTGGCCGCCGATTGGCTGCCCACGAAATGGGACTGGGTCGATCCGCTGAAAGACGCCAATGCTGAAATCGCACAGATCGAGGCGGGGCTGAAATCTCGCACTCAGGCCATCGCCGAGCGCGGCTATGACGCCGAGCAGGTCGATCGCGAGATTGCGGCAGAGCGGGAACGTGAACGCGCGCTGGGCCTCGATTTCCGGCGGCCTGGCTCCCCCGCGCAGGGCGTCCAGGCCATATCGGACGAGGGAGAGCAACCAGAGACCGAAGATGAAGCCGATGACGCGGAAGACCGCCCGCGCGCTGACGAGGACCAACCCTGATGCTCCATGCCCGCATTGCTGCACGCGCATTCAACACACCGCTGCTGGTCGAACCCACCAAGGCCATGGCGTTTCTATCAGGGCTCGGGCCGCGCATCCTCGGACGACGAGTGGACATGACGGAGAGTGGCGAAACGCCAGATGGCGCTGCCAGTCTCCCCGCCCGCGCCAGCATACTCGCTGGGAACCTTGCCGAGCGCCTGCAGCAACATGGCAATGCACCCTACCCGGTCGTAGACGGCATCGCCGTGATCGAGATCGCAGGCGTATTGATCCATCGTGGCGGCTGGATCGGACAGTCCTCGGGCCAGACCAGCTATGAGGGGATCGCGGCGCAGATCGAGGCGGCGGCAAGTGATCCTGCGGTGCGCGCCATTGCATTGGAAATCGATAGTTTCGGGGGCGAAGTGGCCGGCGTTTTTGACCTCGCCGATCGCATTCGGGCGATCCGGGGTACAAAGCCCGTCTGGGCCTTCGTCGCCGAACATGCCTTCTCTGCAGGCTATGCGCTGGCCTCCCAAGCCGATCGCATCCTTTTACCGCGCACCGGCGCCGTGGGCAGTATCGGGGTTGTCGTCATGCATGCCGACCTCAGCGGTCAGCTCGATCAAGACGGCGTGCGCGTCACGCTGGTCCATTCCGGCCAGCACAAGGTCGATGGCAATCCCTATGAGCCGCTGCCCGAGAACGTGCGCGATGACATCCAGCGCGAGATCGATGTGCTGCGGTTCCTCTTCGCCGAGACTGTCGCCGCGGGCCGCGCTGGGCGGCTGAGCCAGGACGCAGCGCTGGCGACCGAGGCTGCGACCTTCCGCGGGACGGATGCCATCGCCACAGGCCTCGCCGATGAGGTGATCGACCTCACCCGTGGCTTTGCCCGCTTTCGCGAAAGCCTGTCTGCCCCATCACCCACCGCGCGGCTGCCCCGCGCCAGTCATCCCCGAGCAAAGGAGGCCGCCATGAGCGCCACAACTGACGCCACTGAGGCAAATACGGAAATCAGAGATGCCGAGGACACCGTGCTGGAGAGCGCGACTGAACAAGATGAGCAGGAAGCTGAACAAAGCGTGCAGGAAGAAGACCCCGCGCCCGTCGCAGCTGCCGCGCCTTTGCCCGCCCCGGCGGCTGCGCAACCCAGCAATCTGGCGGACCTGTCGGCGCAGCTTCGCGAGGCGGCAGCGGAGATCGCCGAGATCGCGGCGCAAGCAGGTCGCCTCGGGGTCGCAATCGATGCTGCGAAAGCACTTCGCGATGGTACAGCGCCAGAAGCCCTCCGCAAACTGGTCCTTCAGCGCGCCGCAGCGTCGGCGGATGCCCGCGATATCGTTGCGGCGCCACCCTCTCCTGTTCTCCCCAAATCCGCTGAAAGCCCGATTGTGGCTGCCGCGAAGAAGGCTGCCTCGGCGGGCAGCAGGGGCTGAACCGCCCGCCCCAAGCAGCTGACCGCCCACCTGATCCCCCGCCGTTCCTCCCCGGCGGGGGATTTCTTTTTGACCCCCAAATCTTCGGAGATTGCCCATGTCCGTGCTGACCCAACCGCCCACGATGGGCGATGTCCTCAAATACGAGCTGAACCCCAACTTCACCCGCGAGACCGTCACACTGTTGGCTGGCACCAGCTACCCGGTCGGCGCTGTACTCGGTCGCATCACCGCGAGCGGCAAGATGAAGCTCAGCACCGCCACAGGCACTGACGGGGCTCAGAACGCGGCCGCTGTCCTGCTTTACGACGTCGACGCGACAGCGGCTGATGCGACCGGCATCGTCGTCCTGCGCGGCCCCGCCATCGTCTCGAAAGCGGCGCTCGTCTTCGACGCCAGTGTCGATGACGCAGCCAAGACGGCGGCCAAACACGCCCAGTTGACCGCGCTCGGCATCATCCCACGCGACGCCGCCTGATCCGGCCGCAAGATTCCTCCCCTCATTCCCGGAGTTCCCCATGACTATCACGCGCAACCCGTTTGACGCGGGCGGCTACTCGCTCGCTGAGATGACGCAGGCCATCAACATCCTGCCCAACCTCTACACACGCCTCGGCCAGATCGGCCTCTTCCGCTTTGAAGGCGTCACCCAGCGCTCGATCGTCATCGAACAGCGCCAAGGCGTCTTGAGCCTGCTGCCCTCGGTCCCGCTAGGCGCGCCTGCCACTGTCGGCACGCGCGAGCAGCGCTCGATGCGCAGCTTCGCCCTGCCCTGGATCCCGCATGACGATGTGATCCTGCCCGCCGATATCCAGGGCATGCCCGCGCTGGGCCTATCCGATGCGGCTGACCCGCTGGTCGAGGTGATGAACCGCAAGCTGACGCTGATGCGCCGCAAGCATGCCCAGACCCGCGAATACATGGAGATGAACGCTCTCAGGGGCATCGTGAAGGACGGCGCGGGCACGACCCTCTACAACTACTTCACCGAATTCGGCATCGAACAGATCTCGGTCGACTTCGTCTTCGGCACCGCCGGAACGAACATTCAGGGCAAGGTCCGAACCGTCCTTCGCGGGATTGAGGACAGCCTTCTCGGCGAGACCATGACCACGGCGCACGCGCTGGTAAGTTCGGAGTTCTTCGACAAGCTAATCAGCCACCCGAAGACCGAAGAGGCGTACAAGTTCTTCTCCGCCACCGGCGGTCAGCCGCTTCGCGAGGATATGCGTCGGGCCTTCCCCTTCGCAGGGATTCTCTTTGAGGAATATAACGGTTCGGTCACGCTCTCAAACGGCACTTCGGAGCGTCTGATCCCCGCGGGCGAAGGCATCGCCTTCCCGCTTGGCACCTTCGACACCTTCACCACTTATGGCGGACCGGCCAACTTGCTGGAGACGGCCAACACCGTGGGCCTGCCGCTTTATGCGCGGCAGATGATGGACACTAAAGGCCGCTGGATCGATCTCATGACCGAGGCTTCGATCCTGCCGGTGAACAAGCGCCCGCGGCTGGCAATCCGGATCTTCAGCTCGAACTGAGGCCGCTGAGATATGACGGTCTTTGCCGTGGCCCTCGATCTGCTCTTCGCTGATCCGAACCTCGCCCACGAGGCTTGGCATCGTGACAGCGAAGGGCAGTTCACCCGCATCCGCATCATCATGCGTCGTAGTGATGATGTGACCACGTTTGGGGCCGCGCGTCTGGTGTCAGAGACTATGCGCTTTGATGTGCGCGTCTCGGAACTCCCCGCGCCCCGCCCCGATGAACAGATCCTCATTGGAGACGAAACCTTCCTGATCCAAGGCGAGCCGATCCGCGATCGGGAGCGCTTGATCTGGACAATAACAGTATCACTGGCTTGAAACATGAAACCTGTCCGAGCGACAGCATCAATCGTCGGCCGCAGCTGCTTCAATAAGCTCTCTAACCTTTTCAAAGGTATCCGGGGCATCGTTCGAGCCTGATGACCTTAGCTTGAGCTGGGGAGTATTGATCTTCAACGACCAGGAAAATCCATCACAAACTTCGAGATTATCGTATTGCTTTCGCCAATCTGAAACACCAATGCGTTGGAGCGATCGGATTACGACTTCCCATTTTGTGTTCTGTGGCGTGAGCACGATTGGCTCTTTGAGAAGCCCTGGCATGAAATTCAATTCAAATACAATGTAAGGGGGCTGCATCAGTGGCTCCAAAGGCTTTTTCCTTGGGAAAGCTTAAACTCCCCATGCACTCACGCAACAACGCAAGTTTTTCACCATGCAAAAGCGTTCCTACAGGCTCTGATGAAACTCAACCTCTCAGTCACCGGTGACATCGTTACCGCGATGCGCGCCGAAATCCTCGCTGGCGAAAGGGCCGTGACCAAGGCCATGCGCGTTGCAGGCGCGGGTCTCAAATCCGACTGGCGCGCCCAGATCACGCGCGCCCGCCTTGGACAGCGGCTTGCCAACACGATCAGGTCCAAGACCTATCCCGCTGCGGGCGAAAGCCTCGAGGCGGCCGCGCTGGTCTGGTCCAACGCACCCCAGATCATCGGGGCGCATGACACGGGCCCACTGATCCGTTCAAAGGACGGCTTCTGGCTTGCCATCCCAACGCCAGCGGCCGGTAAGGGCACGCGCGGCAAGGCGCTCACGCCCGGCGAATGGGAAAGGCGGCGCGGGTTGCGCCTTCGGTTTGTCTATCGGCGGGGCGGTCCAAGCCTGCTCGTTGCCGACGGGCGGCTGAACAGCCGTGGGCTGGGCGTGGCATCACGATCCAAGACTGGGCGTGGACAGAGCACGGTGCCGATTTTCCTCTTGGTGCCGCAAGTAAAGCTTTCGAAACGGCTGTCTCTGGCGCGGGACGCCGAACGCGCGCAGGCAGCGATACCAGGATTGATCGTGGCGAACTGGATGAAACAGCTTAACGTTTAGCGTTCAACGCTCTTTCGACAAATGTCTCTGCGTCACCGACGGTAACGATTTCTTCGGCCTCAGCATCCATAATTTCGAGCTGAAATGCTTCTTCGAAGAGCATGATCAGCTCAACTTTATCGAGGCTGTTAGCGTCAAGATCCTGAATGAAAGAGGTCTCGTGCGAGAGTTCTTCCACGCTGAGATCAAATTTATTCGCCACAATTTCGCGAACAGTAACTTCAGATGCGCTCATGGTCAGGCCTCCTCTAGCGGGAGCGATTACCTCCGCGCAGTGCGTACATCGACCTAGTCGCCCCTGAGAAAAAACTCAATGCCCACCACCCGCGAAACCATCCTGACCGCCCTGGCGGACCTGCTCAGGACGATCCCGCATGTGCCAGTTCTGCGCGGGGAAGTCTTGCCAGAACGCATCCCGCCCGCAGGTCTCATGATCTTGCGCGACGGCACCCCGGGCGAACCGGGCGTGACGTTGTCGCCGCTGACCTATCATTTTCAGCATCGGGCTGAACTCGAGATGATCGTGCAATCAGCAACGGATCGGGACGCCCTTTTCGACGCACTTGTCGCTCAGATCGGCGCGGTAATCGCCGCAGACCGAACTTTGCGAGGTCTATGCGACTGGGTCGAGCCGGAGGCTGCTGAACCTGTCGATCTTCCAGTCCAGGGCGCCGCCTCTCTGAAAGCCGGAATCATTCCGATCACCCTCCACTACGCGACCAGTGACGCACTGGGCTGACGAGACCAATTCAAGGAGTATCACCATGGCACGAGCCCAAGGGGCGCGGGCGCAAATGGCGCTTGCGTTCGAGACGACTTATGGCACGTCGCCTGCGAGCGGCTACACCAAGATGCCTTTTGCCAGCACGACGCTGGGGGCAGAGCAACCGCTGCAGACATCGGAACTGCTGGGCTATGGCCGCGATCCGCAGGCCCCGATCAAGGATGCAGTGACGGCGGATGGCGATGTGGTCATCCCGATTGATGCTGAGGCTTTCGGCTTCTGGCTGAAGGCTGCGTTTGGGGCGCCCATGACCACGGGCGCGGAAGCGCACTATAGCCATGAGTTCCGCTCAGGAAACTGGGCGCTGCCGTCGTTCTCGGTCGAAACCGGGATGCCCGAGGTGCCGCGCTATGCGATGTATTCCGGCTGTATGGTCGATAGCCTGAACTG